GGCAGGACAAGTTGCAGCGTCACCCACATTTGCGTTGACGCCGAGTTCAGAAAGAACTCCAACAGCTCAAAACTATATTGTCAACTTCGATTTCTTAAATCAGTATCTACCTGATACTTACGAAAAAGAATTTGAGAGATATGGTAATAGAACGATTTCATCATTTTTAAGAATGGTGGGAGCGGAAATGCCTACAAATTCAGACCTTATCAAATGGGCTGAGCAAGGTAGGTTACACACTAAATATACACAAGTAGGTACAGGAGCATTAGTAAATGCAGACCAAGCAACATTCCAGGTTAATGATGCCTTAGACCCAGCAAATGCTGAGCAAGTAATCAGAGTAGGACAAACTATTGTAGTTGTTCAAAATGATGGTTCAGGTATGAACAAAGCGGTTGTAAGTGCAGTAAATAATGCTGCTGGTGGTGCAGGACAATTCACAGCTGACTTCTACGAAGCAGGTGGTTTAGTAACTGCAGGTACTGGAGCAGGTAATGCTGATTGTACGGTGTTTATTTATGGTTCTGAATTTAAAAAAGGAACAGCAGGTATGGTAGGTTCGTTAGAAGCAAATGACTTCATTTTCGATAACAAGCCAATCATTATTAAAGATACATATACAGTAAATGGTTCTGATATGGCTCAGATTGGTTGGATTGAAATTACAACTGAAGACGGAGCTACAGGATATTTATGGTACTTAAAATCTGAGCACGAAACAAGACTTAGATTTGACGATTATTTAGAAACAGCAATGATTGAAGCTGTGCCAGCAGAGCAAAACTCTGGTGCTGCGGCAATCCTAGGTAGCTCAGGTGGTGCTGCAAACCCAGGTGCTGGTTCTGATGGTATTTTCTTTGCAGTAGAAAACAGAGGAAACATCTGGAGTGGTGGTAACCCTACTACTTTAGCTGACTTTGATTCTATAATCAGTAGATTAGATAAGCAAGGTGCTATTGAAGAAAACGTATTATTCGTTGACAGACAATTCGCATTTGACATTGACGATATGTTAGCTGCTCAAAACGCTTATGGCGCAGGTGGTACTTCATACGGTCTATTTGACAATGACGAAGAAATGGCATTAAACTTAGGATTCTCTGGATTCAGAAGAGGTTACGACTTCTACAAAACAGATTGGAAATACCTAAACGACCCTACAATGAGAGGTGGTTTACCAACAAATACTGGTTCTGGTAAAATCAATGGTTTATTAGTACCAGCTGGTTCAACTAGCGTATACGACCAAATTCTTGGTAAGAACGCTAAGAGACCTTTCTTACATGTAAGATATAGAGCTTCAGAAACTGAAGACAGAAGATATAAGACGTGGATTACTGGTTCTGCTGGTGGTGCTGCGACAACTGATATCGATAACATGCAAGTTAACTTCTTAAGTGAAAGAGCTGTATGTACGCTAGGTGCAAACAACTTCTTCTTATTTAAGCAATAGTAATTAATTCAAAAGGGGTACACTTTGTGCCCCTTTTTTAAATTTTAAATTAAATTAAATCAAATGAAAAAAGAAAAGAAAACCGCAGTAAAGTCGGGTGGTTTGAAAATCAAACCCGCAGATTCATCACCAAAGTTTGTTAATAAAACTTATAAGCTTACCAGAGAGGTAGCTCCTTTATCATTGATATTGGCATCAAGACACACCAACCGTGTGCCTTTATTATATTTTGATGAAGAGACAGGAATAAACAGACCTTTAAGATATGCAAGAAATCAGAACTCTCCTTTTCAAGACGAGCAAGATGATAATGCTATTTTAGAACCTATTGTTTTTGAAGATGGGTTTTTGTTTGTACCTAAAACAAATCAAATATTACAAAAATTTTTAGCATTGCATCCAGCTAATGGAAGTATTTTTGTTGAAATAAACAAGAAAAAAGAAGCACAAGATGTGGTTGATAATTTAAATGCAGAAGTAGACGCACTTATAGAGGCAAGACAATTAGATGTAGAACAGGTAGAAAACATTGGTAGAGTTTTGTTTCAGCAAGATGTAACTAAAATGTCTACTGCTGAACTTAGAAGAGATATTTTAATATTTGCTAAGCAAGACCCTAAAGGATTTTTGATGATGTTAAAAGACCCTATGCTTAAATTAAATGCTTCTATTCAAAACATGTTAGATAAAAATTTGTTACAATTAAGAAACCAAAAGAAAGAAGTTTGGTATAATACACCTTCTAATAAAAAGAAAATGTGTAACATACCATACGGTGAAGACCCTTTATATATAATAGCTTCGTTCTTTCAAAGTGACGATGGTGTTGAAATGTATAAGCACCTAAAAACGTTACTTAAAAATTCGTAACTTTGTAACTTGTTTAACGCATAAATTTTTTAACGATGCCAAAATATATAACATTAGATACAGCAAGTGACGGTAACGTACACATTAACGTAGACCAAATACTTTACGCAGAGACAGCAAGTTCTACTGCGGGAGATATTTTTCTAGCTAATGGGACGCACAAATTAACGGTTACTGGAACTGGACTGACTTCAGGGTTTGGTGAGAATGTTAATACTGCACTGGTAACAGCAGCAGAAACTTCTTGGACAAATGCAACAGTACCAGTATCGAAAGATGGTGGGCTAGTATTTACTAGTATCGCTATAGGAACAATATAATCCTTCCTTTACTATCGACAGAGAAAGCACCCAAATCAGGGTGCTTTTTTATTTTGTTTATCTTTGTAAAAAGATTTTAAATGATAAATTCTGTAAGAAATACTGTATTAGCAATTATAAATAAAAATAACTATGGTTATATATCTCCAAGTGATTTTAATTTGTTTGCCAAACAAGCACAACTAGATTTATTTGATGAATATTTTTTTAATTATAATCAGCAAATAAATGAAGAAAATGCAAGAGTTTCAGGTACTGGTTATGCAAATATAAAATTAGGATATGAAGAGGTTATTGACACATTTTCAGTAACTGCATTTTTAACACAAAAGACATTAGGAACAAGCACTTACTTTTTACCAACAGTAGCCACAACTGGTTCAGATTACTATTTACTAAACAAAGTATTATGTTACTCAGGAGGCAACTTATTAGGAGAGGCTGAAAAAGTCACACACAATAAAATTACTTTGCTTAACAGTTCTTTGCTGACTACACCTAACACAACATTTCCTGCCTATACGCAAGAAGGAGATTCAATTACAATATTTCCATCCTCAATAAATGCAGGTGGTGATGTGCAAGCACAATATATTAGGTATCCAAAAGACCCTAAATGGACTTATGTAACACTTTATAATGGTGAACCATTGTTTGACCAATCAGCTAGCGATTACCAGGATTTTGAATTACCAATTGATGATACAAATGATTTAGTGGCTAAAATATTACAATATGCAGGATTGTCTATCAGAGAAAAAGAAGTCGTGCAATATGGGTTACAAGACGAACAACTATTAGATAATCAAAAATAATTATGGGATATATAGACCAAAAAAAATATTACACTAATGATGGAGTAAATCCAACAAACGCTAACTTTGGAAGTTATCAGTTTATTTCTTTGAGCGATATAGTAAAAAACTTTTTACTTATGTATCAAGGAAACCATGAAATGGTAAATAACGTAAATAGATTTAAAATTTTATTTTTTGCTAAAAGAGGTATACAAGAATTAAATTATGATGCGTTAAATGAAATCAAAGCTTTAGAATTAACTGTATATGATGACCTTAAATTTGTGTTACCTTCAGACTACGTCAACTGGGTAAAGTTATCTTTATTTAAAGACAATGTGGTTAGAGATTTAGTAGAAAATATCCAGGTTCAATCAGCCACACAATATGTGCAAACTGGTAGCTCTGCATTTACATATGATGCTAGTGATAATGTTAATACTCAAACCTCTTCTTTAGATACAGCAAGAACTAACGGCTCATTAAAAAGTATTTATTTAAATGATATTAGAGAAGAGGCTGTAAATCCTGGTTGTAATAATTGTGAGGATGATATATACGAATCTAGGATTGGGGCAAGATATGGTCTTAACACTGAAACAGCTAATTTTAATCCTACATTTACTATTGATAAAGCTAACGGAGTAATAAATTTTGATTCAACTATGGCAAATCAGCAGTGTATTCTTCAATATATATCTGATGGTATGGAAAACGGTGATGATACAAATGTAAAAATTAATAAGTTGTTTGAAGATTATTTATATGCATACATAAAATACTCTCTTTTAAACAATAAATTTGGCGTACAAGAATACATAGTTAATAGAGCGAGAAAAGACAAACAAGCTTTATTAAGAAATGCTAAGATTAGATTAAGTAACATTCACCCTAGCAGATTGATGATGAATATTAGAGGGGAGAATAAGTGGATAAAATAAAATGGCAAACATTCAAAGAAATTTTATAGCAGGCCGTATGAACAAAAGCCTTGAAGAAAGGCTTTTACCAAATGGAGAATATACAAATGCTATTAATGTTAGGCTTGGTTCTACAGAACAATCAGAAATAGGTTCAGTAGAAAACTCAAAAGGTAATACCAAGCTTACATCCCTTACATACACTGATGGTACTGCGTTAAGTTCATCTGCAAGATGTATAGGTTCTTTTGAAGATAGTGCTAATGAAACCATATATTGGTTTGTCCATGACCCTGCTTTTACACAGGGAGCAACCGGTAAACTAGATTTAATAGTTTCTTATAATGTTCAGACAGGAGGAATTGTATATCATGTAATAAGTATAGATAATGGAGGTGCGGTAAATACAACTTTAAATTTTGACCCATCTTTTTTAATTACTGGTGTAGATAAAATAGACAATCTTTTATTTTTTACTGACAATACTAATCCACCTAGAGTAATTAATATAGATAAAAACTATCCTAATCCTGCTGCCAACACTTCAGGCAATCAACAAGACCAATTTGATAGAAGAGAAATATTAGTTGTAAAACAACCACCTTTACAAGCTCCTACTTTTCAGCTAATTCAAGCAAACAACGAAGACACTTATTTGACAGATAATTTTGTCTGTTTCGGTTATAGGTATAAATATGCTAATGATGAGTATTCTGCAACCTCACAATTTTCAGAACCTGCTTTTGCTCCTAAAGCATTTAATTTTAGCGCACAAAGTTTTGCAAATGAGGGTATGGAAAATAAATATAATGCAGCAATAGTTACTTACAACTCAGGTAGTGAACTTGTCAAAGGAGTAGATATTTTATTTAAAAATGCAAACGATTCTACTATTAAAGTTATTGAAAGAATTAATAAAGCGGAATCTGGATTATCAGATAACACTTTTTATACTTTTACGTTTTCTGAAAGCAAAATTTTTTCTGTTTTACCAGAGAGTGAAATATTAAGATTATATGACAATGTCCCTACTTTAGCCAAAGCTCAAACACTTATGGCTAACCGTTTAGTTTTTGGTAATTATGTAGAAGGTTATGACTTGAAAGATACTTACAATCAACCTTTGACTTTAAGTTATGTTACTTCTCTAAGTTCATCTGAGATAGGTGAAGATACTTTGACCGTTACAACAGCTAGTTCTGGTTATACTTTTGGTAGTACTACCACTATAGCAAATAGTGCTTTAAGAATAAACTTTGCTGGACAAGAAAGTAAATTAATTGTTGGAGCTACAATAAATTTCTCATTTACATTTGAACATGATTCATGGTATTTAGGTAGTGCTTCTGCACCTGACCAAACTACCGGCCCAACTACTATACATTTTTCTTACACTCTTATACAAGATTTTAGTAGTAGTGCAACACCAATCAATGATTTAATAGCTACAACAGATTTTCAAACCAAATTTGGAACAATATCAAGTGCTATACAAACAGTAGCAAATGCACAAGGTGGTGCTGGAACGACACTGACAGATAATTTTAATTTTTTATTAGAACCTCAACTTGGTAGCACTGCTCCTCAATATGATGTCAATCAAACAGGAATCACGAGCTCCACGCCTGCTTTACCATTAGCTGGAGAAGGTTTTGCTGCAAGTGTAATATTACCATCTACGTTACAACTACAGCTACTTGCGGCTGAGTATAAATTAAATGGAGGTTCAGATTTAATATATGAATATTTTAAGATTACAAATTCTTCTGCAACTTTACAAGAAGTTCCAAATGCTGGTAGTCTTCACAGTAATAGAGGATATGAAGTTGGTATAATTTACATGGATAGTTTTAATAGAGCTTCCACTGCATTAGTGTCTACAAATAATACAATTAATATTCCTTGTGCTCAATCGACTTCAAAAAATGAAATTTTAGTTACAATACCTGTAACTCAAAGAGCTCCAAGTTTTGCCACAAGATATAAGTTTTGTATAAAAGCAGATAAAGATACTTATGACACTGTTTATTCAAGCATCTTTCTTGAAGACGATAATACTAATAACGTATTTTTTTTACTAGAAGGAGATAATATAGGTAAGGTAAAAGATGGAGATAGACTTATTGTAAAAAGAGATGTGAGTGGCCCTTTATCTCAGTGCACTGAGGCCACTGTATTAGAGGTAAAAACTCAAATAAAAGATTTTATTACAGTAACATTAAATGGTAACTCTGTGCAAGTGCCTGAAGGTGTTTATATGAAAATGAATAGTATATCATTTGCAGCTACCATGGATGAAGATGATATTGTGGATGAAAAAGTGCCGGCAATAAAAGCTAAAGCGGCTGGTCGATATCCCGTTATTGCATATCCGTTTTTCTTAAGAGATGCTGCTGGAGCTTTTACAGCAAATTACACTTTACCCGTTGGAACAAGAGTGGTTATGAAAATTGAACAAACTAGAGTTGGGACTGGTAACCAGTGTGAGGGCAGAAATAGTGTATTAGAACAAACTATAATTTGTAGTGATACTTACGCCAACATACAAGAATTTTTTAATAATGAAAACCTTCAAACTATTATTGAGCAAAATGCTATAGTATCTCCAGCTAATATAAATAATGTGTATATACCAACAGCTTCTCAGTCTAGTGGACTACCATCAGGAGCAAATTCAGGTTCAAATGGAAGGAGTGCAATAGCAACCATTTTTGGTTCAACAGCAACTAGTCCTACCTCAACAAATTATTACAGACTACATGAAGATACCAGTACATCTCCTAATAGTTACTACCTACTTGTCTCAGGTACGGAGGGGTGTGCATCCAGAAGTAGTAAAGGCGACTCTCAAGTAAGAGTTGATTTCACAATATATAGAAGAGATTCAGTTGTAGTATTTGAAACTGAACCTAAGCCTGCTTTACCTGATTTATGGTATGAAAGTGCAGAATCATTTGAAATAGATGTGCTCGGAAACCATTTAGGAAATATTACAAATCAAGATATTGAAGCAGGGACAGCTGGAGAAGTTAGAACAGATTTTTCTAATTGTTTTGCTTTTGGTAATGGTGTTGAAAGTTATAAAATATTAGACGCTTCTTTTGGACAGCAGTTTAATTTAGGTAATAGAACATTTACTACTTCAAATACTACATTTCAAAAAGCTCATAGGTTTGCTGATTTAACTTACAGTGGAGTTTTTAATGATGAAAGTAATGTCAATAAACTTAATGAATTTAATTTAGGACTTGCTAATTTTAAACCACTTGAAGAAACATTTGGTGATGTAGAAATATTATTTGGTCGTAGAGATGATATTCTAGTATTACAAGAAGATAAAATTTCTTATGTTTTAGCTGGTAAAGATTTACTTAGTGATGCAAGTGGAGATGGACAGTTAACTTCTGTGCCTGAGGTATTAGGTAAACAAATTGCAAGAATAGAGAATTATGGTATAAGTAATCATCCAGAAAGTTTTGCTGCGTGGGGTGAAAGCAAATATTTTACAGATGCAAAAAGAAGTGCGGTAATTAACTTAGTTGGTAGCTCAGCTGCTAACGAACAACTTCAAGTAATATCTGAGGCAGGAATGAGAAGTTGGTTTAGAGATTTATTTACAGCTTCTTTTACCACTCAAAAACTTGGGGCATATGACCCATACATGAATGAATATGTTTTAACATCAAACACAATATTAAAGCCTGAGGTTGCTATTTGTACAGCTTGTGGAGTAACAAGAGATATAACTGTACCAGCAGGGAGTGAGTTTATTTATTGTGTAGATTTAGAAGAACAGTTAGGAACTGTAGTTGTAAAATATAATATTCCTCTTGAAGGTTCGCAGCCTATAATTACAGAAGCTACTTCTCAAGATATTGAAACTGAAACAGGAAGCATAATAGAAACTGAAGGAGCAATAGGTGTAGTTGGTTACACAATAAAAGCTATATATAATGGAGTGGAGCATACTAGTGGATTAGTGTATACAAGTGGACAGTTTACTTTTGACAAAGATTCTACCACAGCAAATCAAGTGGTTATAGAAGTTACATCTAACTCTAGTACTGATGACACTATAGAAATTACTGTAGAGTGTCCATCTGGAACTTTACTGAACTTATATAGTATTTGTGTGACAGATGCTATTGATTCCGGTAAATTTATACATAATGAAGCGAGTTGGACAGATGGTAGTTTATTTTCAGCTACTCAATCAAACTTAGTTCCGTTTAGCACTGGAACTGATGCTTTTGTTATTTCTCAATATAACATTGTAAGCGGTAATCAAGGAGTTGGTTTAATTCCAACAAATGGTTCGGTTATGACAGTTGCTACTAATAAAATTAATTTTGATGATTTTGTTTTTAATGCAACCGCAAATGGGTATGGATATTTAAGAACAGATACAACGTATGCAAACACAATTACAGATATTACTACTTTACTTGGATTAATTAATAGTATTCCATTAAATACTACTGGAGCGCCAGGATATTATAAAGGTTCGTTTACAGTTCCGACGACAGGTAATAACTTATATTTGGTTTACGATTACAGAAATCCTACTGTTCCAACACCAACACCACCAGTTTATGATTTTAAACAATATCAACAATGTAATGATGCAACAGTATTGACAATTGTAAGAGGGCCAGTAGGGTATAGTTTCCCTGGGTTTATCAAATTTGATGGAGAATGTTATGAAAACCCACAAACAACATCATCAGTTTCAAATACAGATATTACCTCTCTGACAACTTTTGCAGATTGTGCAACATGTCAAGCTACAGTGCCAACTCCACCTGTACCTCCAACACCAACTTATATTTATAGAGAGTATGAAGATTGTGAAGACAGCACTACAAAACAAATTTTTAGATTAGTAGATGGTATAGGAGTTACGTTCCCAGGATTTATAAAATCAAATGTTAGTGGTACGGATATATGTTATCATAATCCTTCAACAACTGGTTCAACGAGTAGTGTAGATGTTCCAAGCTTGCAGTATGATAATTGTAGTGAGTGTTTAGGAACAATTCAGCCTCCCGTACCGCCAGTACCGCCAGTACCACCAGTACCACCAGTACCACCAGTACCACCAGTACCACCAGCTTTATTTTACAGATTAATAGCGTGTGGTAGTCATCAAGATTGTTATTATCAATCAGCGACACAGCCAACTTTTGACCAAAGATTTGTAGACGGTACATCAGGTTCAAACCCACTGTTCTTTAGATATGCTGGAGATGCAGGACAAAATTCAGACCAAGGTTTACCATGTCAAAACATTCAACCAGTTGGAAGCCCTCCAACAACTTCTGGATGTCCACCAGCGCCTACGCCGCCAACACCACCAGTGCCGCCAACTCCGACTACTGTAACTCAAGACATTGAAATAAGAGAGTGTTACACAACAAGCCCAACTTATAAAGTAAGGGTGACTAACTTAACGGCAGCTACATTAGCTAATAATTTAGCTCTAACTTTAAATGGAAGTGCAGCTGGGCCTAATCCTGATTTTGATGGAACTAAATATTGGGAGATAATAGATGCAGCGGCAACTTTTTATGATTCTCAAGTAACTTATGTGGATATACGCTCAAGTTGTGGTGGGTTTACTCCAGCGCCTACGCCGCCAACACCTACACCACCGCCTGTACCTGCAACTGTTTATGCAAACTATGGAGATTGTGCGACAGGTGGATTAGATATAATAACAACCGTAAGTGGGCCAGGAGGAACAACGTTCCCTAATGTAATTAAAGTATCTGGAATATGTTATTCATATCAAAATCTAGGAGGAACATCTGGGCCGGTGTATACTAATTTTGATAGTTTTAGTGATTGTGCTTCTTGTCAAGCTGCACCTACGCCTACACCTCCTACACCGCCAACGCCTACACCTGCTTCTTGTTTTGCAATAAATAATATTGGAAGAGATACAACAAGTGGTAACAATGCTTGTTTAGCTGCAAGAAGAGAAACTAATTACTTTGATACAGGAACATTGTGTACAGCAACAGCATGGTATGGAACGAGCAACACATGTTCTAGCTTACATCCTAACGCTGTTTATATAAGTGATGGGGCTTATGCTAGATATTGGAATGGAACTTCATTTACAAGTTGTACTGGTTGTCCATAAATTTTTTATCTTTATAAAAATTAAATAAAATCTAATGCACGAAATACCAAACTTTATTTCTCACGAAGAGTGTGATGAAATAATTAAAATGATTGACGCAAATCATTCACGTTCTTCTGTTGTTGTTGGAGGCACAGACCGTTCTGACGTTACAGACCATAGAACATCAAGCACATCAAATTTAGACACAAATAATGTAATAATACAAAGTGTACATAAAAAAATTGCTGAGCATTTAAATTTACCTATAAACAAAGGAGAAGCATTGCAAGGGCAGTTGTATGAGCCTGGACAATATTTCAAACCTCACAATGATTTTTTTAGTGGCCCTGCTTATGATATGCACTGTTTGCAATCAGGCAACAGGACTCACACGTTAATGATTTATTTAAACGATGATTTTACTGGTGGAGAAACAAACTTTCCTAAATTACAAAAAAGTGTAAAAGCAGAAAAAGGTAAAGCTCTTTGGTGGGAAAACATGAGAGATGGAAAAACTTTAGATGAAACTTTACATGAAGGTGTAGCCGTCAAAGAAGGTAAAAAATATATTATTACTTCTTGGTGGAGAGAAAACAGTTGGGATGGAGCAGGCGATGAGGAAAAACATAAAAATCTAGTAGAAAACAAAGACACACAAGACGCAGCTATTGAGCAAGTTTTAGAGAGTAAAGTAGTAAAAGTTAATAATACACCTAATGAGTCCGTTGAAGGCATACCTAAGCTCACACCTAATGGTTTTGAATTAATAAAATGTCCTCCAGATATGTGGAATCTTATTAAAGAATGTTACGAGCTTTTAAAATTAAAAGAGGTAGAAGAAAACTTTGATGGTAAAGACCATTATGTACCAGGTGACACAACTATGCTAAGCTTTGACAACTTACCTACTGTAAAAAATATATTACACACTACCCTTAAAGATGTGCACGAAAATTTTTGTGGAAGAAAATTAGAACCAAGTTTTATTTATGGTATAAGGTCTTATCAAAAAGGTTCTAGTCTAACAGAACATACAGATAGAATTGAAACTCATCACATATCTTCTATAATAATAGTAGATAAAGACTTAACTTGCGGCTGCCCTAATAAAAAATACGCAGATGATTGGCCTCTTGATATAAAAGGTCATGATGGAGAATGGTATAAAGTTTATGCCCAACCAGGAGATATGATTCTTTACGAATCTGCTGTATGTGAGCATGCTAGAAAAGAACCTTTTGCCGGTAAGTATTTTAGAAATTTTTATATACATTACAAGCTTCATGATTTTACACTTCCTAGCTCCTGAGGATAAAACCAAATGGTCTCAAAAATGGCATCATTGTTTGGACTCTTGGAAAAGAGCTCACTGTTGTGTCAAGATATGGGATGATGAAGAGATAGATGAGTTTATTAAATGTAACGACCCAGAGTTTTTTAAAGTTTTAGATATGCTTCACAAGATTTTTAAGCTTGATTATGTGCGTAGTTTAATATTAGAAAAAATTGGTGGTGCGTATGTTGATATGGATATAGAGTTAATATCGCCATTTTTACATCAAATAGATAAAAATAAAATATATATTATTGGTGCTTCTTCTGGTGATGAGATTGTACAAAACAGTATGATGATTTCACCACCATCAGAGTTTTGGACACGGTTTCTGACTTACTCCCGAAAAAATATTATTGAAAATTTACAAGCTGTAAGAGCTTACCCAGATTACGAAGAAGACATAAGAGGTACTATTGTTAGAAAAACTGTTGGGCCAATAGCTTTATCTAATTTTATAGAGCAAGATAAACAACACATAGAAATATTGCCTGCGCATTTATTTAATAACTCTCATGGGGTATGTTTTACTAAACATCATCAAACTGGTATATGGGGCTTCATTGATTAACACCAATAAATTTTCGTAAATTTGTAACATAATTTTATAGTATGTCGTGTTTAACGTATGAATTAACCTGTCCAATAGGAGCTACTGGTGGAGTATGTAGATGGTCAATTATTTGTTGTGATGGTACTGAGCAAAGGATTTCACTGTTAGAGGGGGAAGTTTCCTTGCCTTGTATAGATATAAGCGCAACAAATTTTAATGGACAGCCAGTACAAAAAAATTCAATATCGGGTACTACTACTATTATAGACGTACCTTGTACATCAGCGTGTGGAACTTATGCTCCTAGCCCATTACCTACGCCACCAACACCGCCCACACCCCCTACACCCCCTAGTCCTCCGACACCTGCTCCAACACCAGCACCACAGTATTGTTTAGGAGCTGAAAATGAGACTACTATACAAAACATATCAGGAGGAAACAAGTTTGTTTTTGGAGGCAATTATGGTACGTATGGTACAAATGTAGGAACATACGTTTTAAAAAATGTTCCAGCAGCTCATCCGATAGCGTTTCATAATTTTAATTTAACTAATGTTATAACATATACAGGAACTACGGCGGTAGGGCCAAAAGTAGGATTAGATGGTAATACATACACATATTATTATGGTGATGTAACCTTAACAGTTGTAGGAGGTTATGGTACAATAAGCTATGAATGTTATTACCATGGATATATGGGTGGTGAGAATAATTTAATTTACAATTCAAATACTTGTAGCGTACCAGGCGCTCCAACACCCACACCTCCGACACCTCCGACACCTCCGACACCCAGCACTGTACCTCCTGTCCCCTCACCGGTAACAACTGAATATACTTTAACTTATAGTGATAGCGTTAAAGGGTGGCCTTCTTTTTATTCTTACATTCCTGAGTACATGCTTGGAATGAATAACTATTTATATTCTTTTAATGGTGGGAATTTATACAAACACAACACCAACGAAACTAGAAATAACTTTTATGGTCAGCAATTTAATTCACAGATAACAAGTGTATTTAATCAAAACCCACTAGAAAACAAAGTATTTAAAGCATTGAATTTAGAATCTGATTCTGCCTGGACTGTAAATATGAAAACAGATATACAAGACGAAGGATTTATAGACTATAGATGGTTTGAAAAGAAGGAAGGAGCTTATTTTGCTTATTTAAGAAAAACAAATCAAACACCTGCTGCTGCTGATGAATATGCCTTAAGGTCAGCTAATGGTATTGGAAAAGCTGCAAGTTGGTCGCTTCAAAGCAATGTCTTAACAGTAAATTTTTCTACAAATCCTTTAGTTGCTATTGGCAATATTATAAGTATTGGAGATTATTTATATTTTTCAGAGCCAGCATATACAACAGTAAAATTTGCTGGTCAAATAACTAACATAGAAATAAGTCTAGCCAGTGGTATTAATAGACTATTTGTAAATACTAATTTATCAGGTGCACAACCATTAAGTGTTGCTGACCCATATATTTTATACATTAAGAATGTAGAAGCCGAAGCATTAGGAATGTTAGGACATCAACTGAATTTTACACTTACAAATGAGAACACAACATCAACTGAATTATTTGCTATTGAAGCAGATGTAATGAAAAGCTTTCCTTAAATTTAGTATCTTTGCATAGAATGGAATTTAATATAAATGAATTAAATCCTTCTGATTATGATGAAGTTTTGGTAAATTGGTGGAAAGAATGGGGTTGGACTCCTCCACCAAAAGAATTTTTACCAGAAGATGGACAAGGAGGAATAATGGTTTTATACAAAGATAAACCTGTTTGCGCAGGTTTTGTGTATTTTACCAACTCAAAAGTATCGTGGGTAGAATGGATTATCTCAGATAAAAATGTAGATAAAAAATTAAGACACGATGCAGTAAAACACTTGATTGGATTGCTGACAAGCATCTGTCAAGAACAAGGAAGTAAATTTGTTTACGCTATCCTTAAAAATGATAACCTAATGAAAACCTATGAAGAGTGGGGTTATGTACAGGGAGATGTAAACTGTAATGAAATGATAAAAAAAATATAATATGCCAATAGGTTCAGCACTCGCAGCAGCGGGAACATTCGTAGCTAAAACAGCTTTACCCGCAGCAGGAAAATTTTTAGCTAAAAAAGCATTACCAGCAGTAGGTAAATTTGTAACAAAAAAAGCATTACCAGCAATAGGTAAAGCAGCAGTTTCTAAAGTGGGAAGCCAATTACTAACGAAAGGTGCACCAGCAGCATTTAGTTTTGGACAAGCCCGAAAATCTCAAGGATTACAAAATCAATTTCAAGGACAAATTGATGATTTATTTACAAGCGCTCAAGGTAGATTAAATACTGATAGATTTGCAGGTTTATCTGTGCCAACAACTGGATTAGAAATGGCATTAGATACAACTAGAGCAACAGCTGGAGACTTTCTTCAAAGGGTAGCAGAGGGAGACAGAAGAGGACTGGCAGCTGGAGGTAGAGGTCTTATGGCTTTGCAAGAAGCACAGCAAAAAGCTGGGGCTGCTTATGATGATAGACTTGCTGCTTTACAATTAAGACAAGCTATAGGTGGGACACAAGCAGATGCAGCCGCTGCACAGCTAGAACTTGAACAAATAAAAGGTTTACAAGCAATGGCAGCTGACGAAAGAGCAAGACAGATGGGAGCAACAGGAGCGGGTATTGAATTATTAACTCAGTTAGCTGCTAATCTAGGAAAAAAAGATGTGTTTGAAGAAGAAGAAGAGGTTGATATAACTGATATACCTACTAATACAAATCAATCAGCGGGAATGAGTATGGGCTCTTCCTCTGGTCTAGCAGCAGAATAAAATGTAAATTATGCCTACAGGATACGGATACGTTAGAGATAAAGAACCATTGTTTGTTAACTGGGCAGAAGTAAGTCAAAAATTTACTGACCAATTAAAAGCAGATGAAGAGGAAAGAATAGCAACAAAAAATAAAATTCTAAATGATAGAGCTGATTTTAATAAAACTTTACAAAACAGACCTGTCGGACAGAATACTGCTTTAAATAATTTATTGTCATCTATGACTCAACAGATGACACAATATTCCTTAGATAACCTTAATATGTTTAAAAACAAAAACAAAACTCTACAAGAGTACAATGCTTTTGAAAACACACTAAGGTCAGGAACAGATTTACTTTTTAATGCAGCAGAAAATTTTAATAAAAACTTTGATAATTTTGCCCAGCGTTCTCAGAGTGGAGAGGCTTCTCAAATAGAAACATTCATGCACGAGTTGGTTCAAAACTATACAGATTTTGGTAGAGTATCAGTGGATGTTGACCCTAAATCAGGAGAGTTAATTATATCAGAATTAACAAAGGATGGCAAGCCTAGTGGTAAAACTTTAGATGTTTCACAGCTGGGATATTTTTCTACTTTTCAAAGAGACAGATATGATATAGATGGGCAAGTAAAAAATGTAGTTGATAATTTAGAAAAGAAATTTATGCAAGATTCCAAGGGTAGAACTTTAGAATATAAAGGAATGTTGTATGATGAATTAGTTAGTAACGAAGAGTTGATGAAAGGATTTGATACAGAAATAGAGGCGTTAATAGATGAAGGTTTTGAGCTTGAAAGTGTATTAGCTGATAGTATGAATTATAAAATAGTTACAGAAAAAACAGATAATATAAATGAATTATTTTTTAATCAAGATACCAATGAGTTTGAAATTACAGAGGAGCAAAAACAGGCAGCCTTTGACCATGTAAAAGACAAAATGATTAGAATGATTGGGGTCGACAGAAGAGAGCCTACTCCAAAACAACCTAAAACTTTAGACCCACAAAGAAGTTTTGAGCAATATTTAAGCACGCTTAGATTAATAAATCAATCAGGAAAACAAATACCTCAAGAGTTATTAGATTTAGCTTTAGCTTCGATTCCTGGAATTTCTGCTGAGGCTTTTAAAGATTTAGTGTTTGAAGATAAACCTGTTGAGGAAACTGCCTCTGAAAGAAAAGCTAGATTAAAAAGAGAAAGAGACCAATCAATAGTCAAAGATTCTAACACTTGGTATGAAACTGAATTTTTAACTAATATTCAAGAGGGTGAAAAATATTCTAACGATGAGCTTCGAAATCTTCTTTTAAACACACCATTTGTTGTAGATGAAAGAGGAAAAATTACTTTAGGTAATGCTGAAGTGTATAACTTTGACACTTCTGGAAATGTAGATTATCAAGATATAGTTGATTTCAAAAAGAAATTAAAAGCAGTGCTTGACAATAACCAAGAAGTATTCTTGTATTACACTGCTAATCCAGATGCAATGACAGATGAAGGTGGTATTGATTACTCAAATTATTAATTATGGAAGAAGTATTAGAAGACTTATATAGTAGAGCTCAATCTAAAGGGTATGGTAAAACTATAGATGATTTTACTACACTTATATATTCTAATGATGATGTGTTAGAGGATATGTATGGGTACGTGCAGTCTAAAGGTTATACTAAATCCAAAGAAGATTTTGAAAATCTTATTGGAAAAAAAAAAGACTTTCAGCAACCAGCATCGGATTCTCCATCGGTAAATGGTTCATTGGAGCAACCCGTAGATAAAGTAACTTCCCAACTTCAAAGGCTTAAAGATAGAGAGGAGTTAACAGGTGTAACACCTGAGCTTCTTGAAAAAGGAGAAAGTTTTATAGTCCCCCAACTTAATTATTTATATGGTGACCAAGGTTTTACTTTTGATGAAGCCGATATTTTAGGTAAAGAAATAAAAGTAACTGCTGCTAATGGTCAGTCTAAAAAAATACCCTTAGGTTTATTAAGAGATAAAGAAGCAAGGGAACAAGAGCTTAAAGATTTCATTATAGATAACAGAGAAGAATCTATAAATATAAAAAAGAAACAGATTGGGTATAATGCAAACAAAATTAAATTTGAATCTGATGAAGCCTTTCAAAAAGCAAACAAAAAATTTGCAGATGAAGCAAAACAATTACAAGATGGCTATGATTTATTTGTAAAAAATTCAGACCGATTAGAAGAAGAAATAGCTGCTGTAGAAACTATGACTGATATGCAGCTTATAAATAACAAAGCTTTTATTGATGATTTAAATCAAAGAATTAAAGACCACAACCAAGCAAGGATTAACCTTGAAAAATCTACAAATCTTTTTAATCAAAAAGAAGCTGAATTGAACCAAGCCACTGGTGATTACTTTGCAATGAAAGAGCAGCAAGGTTCTCTGGGTAGGTTAGGAATTAAAAAGTTTCTTTCAGGATTTACAAGAATGAGTTCGGAATATACACAAGCCGTTATTGATGCTGGGATGTTTTTATTTCCAATGGAGCTTCAAATGGGTGAAGGAGCATACAAAGAAGCTATGTTAAAATATGGACAGGAGTTTGGTTTTGGTGTTCCAAGCAACGCTGAAAATCTTAGTATAAAAGAAATCCAAGAATTTTATAATAAACCTTCTGACCAAGAGAGAATGGTAACAGCTCCTTTTGCTGAAGAAAAAGTTACAGAAAAAATACCAGCAATTAATTTAATTAATAAAAAAATTAGAGACGATAATAAAAAACAAGTAGCTCCTATATCTGATATGATAAGAGAAGATGTCTTAGAGGAATGGACAAACAAGTCTGTATCAGAACAATATGAAGCTGCTAAAACTGAAGGGTTTTGGGGAGGAGCATTGTATGGTTTAGCTGAATCTCTTCCAGCTTTACTTACACCAAGTTTCCCACAGCGTATGGCTAATCTTTACACACTTACTTCAAGTTTTGTAGATGAAGAGATGGCAAAGAATCCTATGTTTGATGATGTACCGGAAAGCGAAAAGGCAACATTGAAATCTGTAATAGCAATACCTTCTGCATTTTTAGAAAACTTAGGATTTAGAAATGTAATAAATCAAAAAGGTTTAATAACCAACGTTCTCAAAAGAGCTCTAGATAAAACACCCAATAATGCTAGCCCCTCAACTTTTAAAGAGTTTATAAGACAAGAAGCGCTTTCACCTGCAACAAAAGCTGCTTTGACTGTAACAGGAGCAGCAGCTGCTGAGTTTGAGACTGGTGCTTTACAGCAAGTAACCGAAGATGTAGTAAAGGTTATTTACAATGACATGAAAGATAAAGGGTTTTTTGAAACTCCTGAAACTGCAACAGAATTTATATTAGATGTATTATACTCAGGAGCGCAAGAAGCAGTTGGTGGTTTTATTCTTGGTGTTCCTAACGCAGTATCTAATGCATATGCAGGAAACAACTTTAATAATCTGACACCACAGCAGCTGGCAGCTTTTAAGATTATAAAAAATGACCCAAACATAAGTCAAACTGCATTTACCAATAAATTAAAAGCTCAGATAAATCAAGGCATCTTAACACCAGAGCAAGCAAAACAGATTAAAGCAGATTATGATTTAGCTATCGCATTGGCTGACCAAATTCCAGAAAATATTTCTGATGCTGAGTTTGCTGATGTAATGAACAAGTTAGTAAGAAGAAAAAAATTAGATGATGCAACTCAAAACAAAGACCCTAATCTTGTTAAAAATGATTTAGAAGAGATACAACAAATAAACGCAGAGCTTGCAAAAATAAACGAAAGGCCAGTGCAAAAAGAAACTACTGAAGAAACTCTTGATGAAGTGTTTGCTGCGCCTGAACCTTCTGAAAAATTAGATGCAACACAAACTTTCTTTACTGAAACCACTGAGGGTGTAGAAACTGTTAGCGATAATTTAGTTATAAACAATATAGCTGCTCCTGAAACGACAACTAAAATAGTAAGTACTATTACAGACATTGCCACAAAAGCTGCTAACGCAATAAGTAGTGTGCTTCCAAACACAAGGATTGTTTTACATCAAAGCAATGCAGAGTTTGAAAAGTACGCCCCAGCAGGTAAAGGTTTCTTTGACCCAGATTCAAACATCATTCATGTTAATTTAGAAAAAGCAACTAACACCACTGTTCCACACGAGGTGTTCCATGCTCTTGTAGTAAACAAAATGAGTGACCCTCAAGCAGCAAAACTCGCAGACAGCATGATGAGGTCTGTTAGAAAAGCTTTACCAAAAGGAAGTGCTCTAGGTAAAAGAATAGATGACTTCGCTGCTCTGTATAATGACCAACCTGATTTTCAGAATGAAGAAAGGTTGGCAGAACTACTTGGAATAATGTCAGCAGAATATACTCAGCTAACTAAACCACAAAAAAATAAAGTATTAAAAGCTATACAAGACTTTTTAAAACAACTAGGTATTAACTTTGGGTTTGAGTTTACAAAATCAGACAGTGATGTAATAGATTTGCTTAACACTATATCAGGTAAAGTAGCAGCAGGAGAAACAATAACAGAAACAGATGTTGAAGTTTTAAATTTAAATCAAGAAGAGCCTGGCCCTATAGGCCCACCAGTAAAACTAAAGAAGCCTAAGGGCAGACAACAAGTAGTAGATTTTAAAACTAGCTATCCTTTATCTTTAATAGATGAATCAAAGAAAATAGATATTGATGCCCTTATCAATGACATAATAAGTAAAGACCAGACCGTTACATTTTGGGTTGCAGACCAACTTGGTGTAGGTGAAGTTGAAGGTAATCCTATAGATGGAGGGCCAAGTTTTCCTTTTGCACAAGAAGGCAATGTGGTGTGGGCTTCCGGTAAAAGTTTAAATGCATTAGAACAACAGTTAAAAGGTGATTATATATTTATAATTAGTGGTTCACCAACCCGAAGCAAATTATTTAATAAGTCTGTATATGATATATTTATTTCAAAGCTTGGTGACTACGCATCTTTTAAAGAAGCTGCCATGTTAACTAAGCCCGTTCAATCTATAAAAAATGTACTAGATTCTTTTGATTCATGGGAAGCTTTAAGAGAATCACCAGAAAGAAAAACATTTTTAAATGGTATACAAGACCAGCTATTGAAACCTAACACAGAGTTTCATAAATACATGCAAAGTATTGGAGGTTTTGACATAACAGCTGATGATTTAAGAGATGGCTTTTACAAAGAAAATGATTTTAAACAAAATGATATCATGCTTGTCTATAAATATACAGGCACAAAAGCAGGGTCTAATCATTCTACTTATGCCAATGAGGTTTTAGGTGAGGTAATAGGAGTCCCTGATAAAATAATAAATGCTGCACAAATTATTGATGTACCCGCAGAAAGTATAGAAGGTAAACCTAGAAGTGTGCAATCACAAGTTGTAGCTCCATATGGTATTGGAAAAAGAAAACTTAAATCTAAACCTAGGCAGCAAAGAGATATAAAACAAGTTACTGAAATGTTTAATATGAACACCAGTGGTTTTATTACATCTCAAGCAAATGAAAGAGAACTAAAACAGATGGTTGCGCCGCTTGGTTATGAGGTTAAAAAGTCTGGATACAATCAGTTTGGTCAAGGTGGAGATTACTTTTTAGTTAAAGATGGCAAAAGATATAAGCCGCCTAGAGTTGGTAGACAACAAAGAGATGATAAGTTCTATCAAGACAAAGTAAAAGAGGCAAGAAGTAAGGGTATAAAGGATGCGCTTATTTATGATTACTTAAGAAGAAAAGAAAAGTTGCCAGTAAAAAAAATTAAAGAACTTTTTGAAATTGATTCTTTACTTCTTGGTGTTTTACCTGAAAGCTTTAAAAGCATAGATGGCGGAGCTAAAGCTGGACTTAAGTTATTCCTACAAGTAGAAAAAAAATTAGGAGACCTCAGAAGAAAAAACAAAACTATTAAAGAACCTCTGTCTGAAAGAGAAATAACTGACCAGGTTTTTGAATTTTTTATGGGACTACCTGCATACCAAAAGGCAGCTGATAAAACTAAAATGTCTACAACTCAAGCTCAGATGTTAGTTGATTTACAAAAAGCATTAGATGAAAAAATTTCTACTGACTTGTTAACGCAACTAAAAAACTCCAGAGAAATAATAAGGCAAAGAACTAAAGGTATAAGTGATATTAAAAAGCTTCAGCAAGAACTTATAAATTTCATGAGAAGAAATTTACCTAGAACTTCTTTTACTAAAAGCGAAGCTGTAAATCTTATAAGAAAAATACAACAGGTAAACTCTAAATCTTCACAGGCTAACTTGGAAAACTTAATGGAGGAAGTAATGGATGTTGTTGTTACAAAAAATAACAGAATTATTCTATCTAAAATAAATAAGTTATTAGCAAAAAAATACGAAGCAGTAGTATCAGGAAGAAAGAAAGCGAAAGGAGTTGATGTTGATACAAACGCAAGAATTAAAAGAATAAAAAATAGTTTATTTGCTTCTGGGATTAGTGTGGAGAAAGCTCAAGAACAAATAGATAAATTAAATGCTGAGCTTTTTGCAATTGGTCTTAATGAAGAATCAACAGACGAAGACTTTGCTAAAGCTACAGATATACAAATAGCTTTAAATTATAATAAAGCTATGTTGATGGAAATGGATGATATGTATACCACTGATTTACTTCTAAATACGTTAAGTGAATTAGAAACTTTAATTAAGGGAGGTAGGCAGGAACTACAAAGACAATTAGAGCTAGCAAACAGGGAGTATAGAAATGATATACAAATTGGTTTTGAATCTATTACTGGCGAAAAAGTAGATATGCAGGCGCCTGATTATAAAAGCCAGTTAGAAAAAAGACAAACAAAAAGACAGAATATAAAAAGAAAAGAAAAATCTGATAATTTTTTTAGAAAAAAAATCATTGAGTTGTACGAGTTTATAAGATATGTAAATGATAGCTTTGGATTTGGAGCAGCAGAAGCAATGGAAGGGTTGATGGATAGGTTAGATGTACTTCCAGGTGAAATGTTTGGTGGAAACCTACAAGAATTAATCACACAAAAAGTAGATGCTTCAACTAGAAAGTTTAAGCAAAGAATGTTGATATTTAGAGAACTAATGACTAATAAACTGGTGGAAATATACGGTAAAAGATATGAAGAAATTTATAGAGATTTTGAGCAAACAGATAACGAGTTCTATAAAGATAAAGCTGCCGTAGATAAAGCGCAAGAAACTTATAATAAAAATAAAAATGACCAAACTAAAAGAGCTTTGGATGAAGTTATATTAGAAAATACTATGTATTTATCTCAACATCAAATGGCTAATTACGTTCAACAATTCAAAGACCCAGCTCTTTTAAACACATTCAAGAAAATGTTTGGAGAAAAGTATGCTGAGACCATGGCTGATATGGAGGCAAGGCTAGATGATAAAGCAAAAACAATGGCAGATTTTATTGTTAATGAATATTATCCATCGGTTTATCCTTACTATAATCAAGTATATAAAAAAATATACAGAACCAATATGCCATTTAATAAATATTATTCAGGCCCACTTATCAGAGAAGGAATGGAGTTTGAGCCTGTAAATTTGCTTGGAGATAACGAGCCATTTAATACACAGGTTGCCTCAAACTTTACTAAGTTAAGATTAAGAAATAATAACCCACTTCAAGCTGTAAGTATAGTTGATAATGTTTTCAATTACGCAAGAGAAATGGAATACTTTGCTGCATATGCAGAGAATTTAAGAAACATAGATAAATTATTTAAAAATAAATATATCAAAGATGCTATAGTAGATATACATGGTCAGCAATTTTACAACTTAGTATCAAACATGATTGATAAAATTGCAGTTAGAGGTATTACCAAAGGAAGAATTAAAGCAGGTCAAATATTAAATAATTTTAATAATGTATTTATATTTTCAACACTAGGATTAAATCCAAGTATAGCTATAAAGCAGCTTACTTCTATACCAACTTTTATGAATGAGATTGGTGAAGCTAATTGGATTAAATATTCAGCAAAAAACAAATCAGAGCAAGCTAAAATATGGAAAGAAGTAAGGGACAACTCAGTATACATGCAGGATAGAAAAAATGATAATATACTTAGAACAATTGAAACGTATAATCCAGAAGCATTTGCAAATTTTATTCCAACTAAGAGTAATATATGGGCAGTTAATTTTTTAATGTCAATGATAAAGTGGGGTGATAGAACTGCTATTATGCTTGGTGGTTTACCTAACTATTCTTATTATAAAGCAGAGTTTAAAAAGAAAAATCCTAATGCAACTGAGCAGGAAGCTATAGACCATGCTATAGTTAAATTTGAAAAAGATGTAAAAACTACTCAGCAGTCTCAAGACTTACAAGATAGAGATATATTTCAAAACTCAGACCCAATAACTCGTCAGTTAAATATGTATTTAACTACACCTAAACAATACCTTAGAAAAGAAATCATAGCTATGAGAAATCTTGGTAGAAAATTGAAAGCTATGGATGCTAAAGCCGGTAAAGGAACGATAGGTCAAAACATAAGAACTTTTGTATTATATCATTTTGTAATGCCTCTAATATTTCAATATGTATCTCTTGGACTTCCAGGTGTTCTCAGACCATTTAGAGATGATGATGATGAAGATTTAATTAGAGCTGCTGTGCTTGGTAATTTAAACGCATTGTTCATACTTGGAGAAATGATTACATATTTTGCTGATGTTTATCAAAGAAAACCTTGGTCAGGACAAGTCCCTGCATTACCATTTTATGATAGAGTTGCAAAACCACTAAGAGATTTATTTAGAGCACTAGCAATAGAAGACCCAGTTAAACGTGCTGAAGCTATACAAAAAGCTTTATTTAATATGCTTGAACTTACAGGTGCTCCAGTTTCAACCACTAAAAGATGGACTGAAAATGTCCAGAAAGTTATAGATGGTGACTATGAAAACTTGGGTGAAGCTGTTTTAAGATTATTAAACTTCTCAGAATATCAAATATCTGGGCCTCGTAAAACTACCAAAACAAAACTTATAACACCTTCAACAGATACAGACTTAGACCTTGACTTAGACCTTGACTTAGACCTAGATTTAGAACTTGATGAAATATTTGATTAATTATGCCGTTCCAAAGTAAAGCACAAATGAGATGGATGTTCAGAGAAAAACCTGACATGGCACAACAGTGGCTTAGAGAAACTAAAGATGTAGATTCTCTTCCCAACAGAAAGCATCCGAAAAGTAAAACTCGTAAACGACTTACTCAACGAAGAGCTAAAAGACGTATTGGAAGATAGCGTAGAAAATAATAATATTTATTAATATTACCAACATAAAATCTACTACTGGTCTTTTTGACATCATAAGTTCATTAAACAATTAAAAGCAGTGTGCCCTCCAATAACAACGCCACAGCCAATAGCCTGGCGTTTGAAGTTTTTTGCATAGGCAGCTGCATAACTTTTAGCATCAATACCGCAACCTACTTGCATCCCAAACACTCTAAACCTTTTACCTACATACCATTGTACATACGCAGAAGTATGAGTGTGGCCACATACAGAAGACATCATATTGTTCCTTGCTTTCATTGCAGCCTGACTTCCCTCACCGTGCTCGTAAAGGACATCATCATATACAATGTTTTCTACCCAGTTCCAGTCTGGAGTTCCAAGTACATCGTTGTAACTTTTAATCCATCTCTTTGGAATTTGTGAATCAAAAGCTTTACGCATTATCATTCTGTCATGGTTTCCGATAGTTATATCAGCAACAGGAAAAGCTTCATACCATTTAGCTACATCCTCTACTGCTAACTCTAGCTCATCACCACCTCCAAGACCATCAGGGTCTGTAGTGTGAAAGCTTGCATAGTGATTATCAATAATATCACCAATGAATATTACTTGATTACAATTATATCTAGCATAAGTGTCAATGCAAAAGTCAATATATCCTTCAAGCGTAAAAGGTGCGTGAAGGTCTCCTATCACTAATATTCTTCTTTCTTTTTTAGTTAGGTTTTCAAATGCTGTTTTTTTGTTTCCTCTGAGGCGAGGGCGAAAGTCTTTATAACTCATGGTTAATTGATTCGTTAATAGATTTTAATTTACTATTAAGAGTCAGAATGGACTTCCGAGTATCATCATACTCTTGGTCTATTAAAGTTTCATAGATTTGATTTACGGATTCATGAATATCAGACATTATGAAGTTAATGTTCTGGATTCGCTTTTTTTCTAGCGGTGTTATATTCATTTTATAAGGTTTACTGTTCTCTTAACAATAACCTTCCTGTGTACTCGTCGACAGTTTTAATAGCTCTATATATTTTTTTAGAGAGCTTTTTTACATTAGCTATTTGTGTTTTACTTGTTTCTTTCCCTAGGTTGCAGTACAAATCTGCATCAATCTCTAAAAGCTTATCGATTTTCTTTTTTTTACTCCAACTCGTGAAGCTAAGTATCTTTTCGATGTCATTTACATTGTAAGACATAAGCGGATGTGATTTAAAGTTAGGAATTTTTTTCCAATTCCTCCTCTAAAAGTTTACATTTTTCTTTTAGTATTTTATTTTGGTTGATAAGCTCTTTCATAGTTGTATAACTATCTTCGCTTTCTTTAATTGATAATTTATCATAAAGATAGTTTCTAAGCTTATGATAAGGATTTAAATATTGGCGGTCATTAATAAACTTTATATTATCAAATTGTTTTAATCCCTCCACCACTGTTGCGTGATGTCTATCAACTTCATTACCTATCTCGTATAAAGTAGAAAAAGTAAAATCTTTACACAATCTAAAATAAATATATCTTGCATGGGTGGTCTTTCGTACTCTACTTGGTTGATTTAAATTTACATTGAAGTGTTTTTCAACCGCATCTCTAATTATTTTAATTTGATTTTGTGTTTCGATTATCATGGATTATAGTTTTATTTAAGTTTAAGTAGTCAAGATATTCATCCGAAGATATAATATTAAATTTATAAAACAATGGAAACATACTCTTAGAATTTAGATACTCCACGCTAAAAAAAAGAGCATCAGATAACGGAACAACTCCAGCAACCAATCCAAATTTTTTACTTGGCTTAGATTTTTTATTCTCTTCATACATCTCAGAGGCCAATTTGTCTAGCTGCATAATGATAGCTGCACTATAAAGAGGAGGAAGCTCTTCAAGGTCTTCTAAAAAAGTTTCTTCCATTTCATAATAGTATTCATCCCCTGTAAATCTCTGTTTTGAATCCATGTTCTTTTAATTCTTTTATCCTATACTGTTGAAGCTTTGATACTTTACCTTTCTGAGTTTTAATTTCAAAAAATTTTACACCATGTATTTTATGTAAAGCTACAACATCAGGTATACCATTCTTATTTGTTTTAATTAGCTTAATAACAAAGTAACCTTCAGCTTCTAATTCTTTTATTTTTTTTGACTGAATCTGTTGCTCTGTCATACTACAAAATTAAACTATTTATTTTCTTTTTCTTTTTCCTTTTGTTCCTTGTCGATATCCTGTCTTAGTTTCTTAACAGCTTTTTCGTAAGAAGGCATCCTCTTAGAAACTTCAAGCACACTAACTGAAAAATTTCTAAGGTTGTTTACCTCTTTAATTATAAGCTCCATAGTTTTTTCAATCTTATCTACTCGATTTAACATCTCGATTAATTTTTTTTCTTTCATAATTATAAACTTAATAAATCTTTTTTGAAGTGTCTGAGGGTATAGTCTTTTTTCTTTGACACTGTTTTGTAAATATTTTCTTCTATTCCCCCCTCTGAAAAAATCCAATAGACATCATTAACCTTGGTGTCTTTGGTTGTCATCCTATCTCTTGACTGCCAGTAACTCAAAGCACTGAAGTCAATGTTGTAGTACACAAGACAATCAGCTTCTTTCAAACTGATACCTTCCCTTCCAGATACTATCTGAAGAGCTATGTTTTTATTGGTTGTCTTAAACTCCTCTAATTCGTTAGTCAAATCATCGCCATAGACCTCCTTAAGAGCCTTATACTCGGCAGTAAATTTATAAAATATTCCCAGCTTCTTATTTTTAAATTTAGTTCGTATAAACTCAGCTTTTGTTTTATCAATAATCATGCTATCACCACTTTCAAACTTTACTGTACCAGAACAAAGCTGATGAACTTTGGACATCTCCTTCACTGCGGTGTCTCCTAGTATAGCATCGTTTACTTTGTCACTCTCCACTACCTTATGTTTTCTCAGCTCATCTATAATCTCATAAGTCCTGTCTTTCAATCTTACTTTCAAAACATGCTCGTTTGTCTGAGCTTTAAACCCTGCCTCCTTTTGAGTGTAACTAATCATGTATGGTTTCATCTCATCAATTATGCTTTGTTTACCATCAAGATAAACATTCACACTATGAACGCCTAGCTTCTTTTGATATACATTAACATGCACTCTAGCAAAAGCATAAAAGTTTTTAAAACTACTGAAGGGATTCTTTGGACAAGCATATACCTGATGATACATCTGAGAGAATGACTCTGGTGTTGGAGTTCCTGACATCAGAATAACATAGGGTTGATTTAAAGTGATTAACTCCTTAACTTGCTTGGCTCTTTTACTTGGCTTAGGTAAAGCTCCCATTGAGTGAGCTTCATCCAGCACAATCAAATCAAACCTTCCTTGAACCTTATGGAGACTCTCATAATTAATTACAATTATCTCGTAGTTTGGATTAAGCTTCTTATAGTCAGCTTCAATAGAAGAGATAGCTTTCTTCTTAGTAACAAACAACATCGACTTAACGCCTAGCTTCTGAGCAGTTCCCATAGCAGTCAGAGTTTTACCTGTCCTTACCTGCATGGAAAGATAAACGAAGCGGTGTGCTAGTAGCACACCCTTCGCTTTTTCAATTATCAGAGTTTGGTAATCCCTAAATTTCATTTAATAAATATTTTAAAAACTTGGGAAACCAATCTCCTGAATTTTGTTGTCTGAATGTTATTGGTTCATGATATATAAACTGAACCTTTGTCCAACCTGTGCTTGGTATTTTCAATCCATACCACTCACGAGCATTACTTGCAGATTTAGCAATGGTGTTTCCATAGCTAAATACTTTAGGGAAATCCCCTCTGTGATTCATAGTAAACAATTTGTTTGTTTGCCTATAGAAACAATACCAGTCTTTAAACTGTGCTCCATCCCTACCTACACCACCTCTAACTTTAGAGCCGATGTACTTTGACTTTGAATGTAAGTAAAGATTTGTTTTTATAGTTTTTCTTCGACCAACTTCTTGTTGTTTATGTCGAATGTCGATAGTTTTCATACAACAAAGATACAAAAGTTTTACAAAATAAACAAATGAACTGATTATCAACATGTTACAAAGGTGCTTCTTCTTCAGGTTCTTGTAATCTTATCCATCTTCCTATCATATCTCTTCCTTCTATTGCAGGTAGTCCAGTCTTAAATTCTGCATAAGCATGTAGCCATTTATAAAACCTTTGTCTACTAATAGTCATCTTTGATTTTGGTGCATAGTCAGGGTACTCATTAATGAAATCAAAGTAAACCTCATTTCTATTTATCTGAATCCCTACTGCTAACTTCTCATTCTCCTGCTGACCCTCAAGCAGTCCACACCACTCGATAAAATCATGCGATGTTTCTGCTGATAGTTGTCTTATCTTCAGATTAACAAACTCACTTTCAATCAAGCCTTCTTTCAGATACAACTGAAGACATTCAATCATGTAGTTATCAAACACACACCACTCATCATCATCCCAGTCTCCAAAAAATAATTTACCAAACTCATCTTGTGGTGTATATGCTTTACTATAATGCTGATACAATTCTAATTCCCATTTTCTTCTCTGAAAAGAATTACCATTTCCTTTGATGGCATAGTTTGTGGTTATAGCTATCTTTGGACTCTTACTAAATTGTATCTTAATTGCATCTTTGTTTTTCTTTTCAAGTGTCAGACCTTCTGTTACCACACTAAACAATCTTTCAAAGTCAAAGTATTTCTTTACATCATCAAAGCATAATATCTGAGTGTCAACTGATACTAGTTGATAGGCAAATGATTTCTCAAAAGCAAATGCTTTACCATCAATAGTGACAAGCTTTTTCATATGACTCAGAGCGTTCATAAAAATACCTTTACCAGTACCTCCCTCTGGATTGTCAGAGATTACTTCATCATTAAGTATTACTGCTGGACAATATGAGAGGTTCTTATGTCCATGCATTAAAAAGCCTATCGTAGACTCCATAGATATAGTTCTCTTTTCATCACCTGCACAGACATTTTTAATAAATGTTTTGTAATCACACTCAGTCTGAAGACATTCTCTAAAGGCTCTGTCTATCACTTGGTCTTTCCAAACATACCCATCGAGGTCTACATAATCTATGCTTGAAACCTTGTCTTTTGTAATCTTAACTGCACAATTTTTGAAGTATAAGAATGAGCTATCTTTTGTATCTTCTATGAAAATTACATCAATTGTGTTAATTAATGTGAGAAATTCCTCCTTAAAGTACCTAGTTTGCTCTGCAAAGTAATTATAAATTGATACATCTTCAATTTGATACAGGTGGTCTAATACAAAATCTTTTATCTCTTTTTCTGTTGAATGGTCTATCAGGTTATTAGTTACTCTAACAAAAACAAAACTCTTGCTTCCTTCTGGAGCGTACTTATAAAATCCACTATCCTCTAAAAATTTTTTAAAGTACAAAGGCACTATCTTTATTACCCCCTTCTCACTCTTTGTCCAGAACTCTTCATCCTTTCCCTCCTCAGCTTTTTTTATTACTGCATCAATCGTGTGCTCTGGTATATCTGTTCTTTGTAAATCCTTCTTAACATCTTTCTTTGGCTCACCTCTTTTTAATCTCTGCTTGACATCATCTATTATCTCTTTGTTCTCATAATACTTTGTGTTAAATAAATGTGTCTTGCTATATGCTGAGTTAATAGTAGTTTCAATCTCAGCTGAAGAAAAATCTTTTGTGGCATAGTTGTTACATATAATAGATGCAGTTGATTTGTTAATTCCAAACTCATTCATTGCTTGTGCTATAACATAAACATTATGGTTTCTTTGTCC